TGATTCTAAATTCACAAATTTAACATTTAATGATACTGCTCCAGTTGGATTAGCATTCAATGATTTGGGAACAAAATGTTATATGTTAGGGGGAACTGGCAATAATTTATATGAATATCCTGTTGGCACAGCATGGGATGCTAGCACCATAAACAATGGTTATATTAGTATATTATCTCAAGATACAACATCACAAGCGATATATTTTAAACCAGATGGTACTAGGATGTACATGCTTGGTCAAAGTAATGATAGAGTATTTGAGTACAATTTAACAGTTGCATGGCAAGTATCTACAGCAGTATATTCTAGACAATCTGTTGCACTAGTAGAAATTAATGGTGTAGGACTTTATTTTAGTAGTGATGGAACTAAATTCTTTATTGTTGGTACTACTAACGATAGAATATATCAATATAACATGACAACCGCTTGGGATGTAACAACAGCGTCTGTAAATACATTTTCAGTATCTATTTTAAATGAAGATTCATCTTCAATAGGATTAGCATTTGATTCAACTGGTTCTAATGTTTATATGTTAGGTGCAACAAATAATGCAGTTTATCAATATCCATTAGAATCAAATTGGGATGTTAGAGCTATCAATGTTGCATTTTTAAATGTTAATCCTCAGGATATAACACCAGAAGGTATGTGTTTTAGTAATGATGGTTCTAAGGTTTATTATATTGGTGTTGCTAATACTACAAAATATATCTATCAATATGATTTATCTATACCATTTTTACTTTCTTCTGCAACATATACAAAACAATCAAATATTGCTATAAGTTCATATGAGAATGGCCCAAAAGGAGTAGAGATATCACCAGATGGAACAAAAATATACATAGTAGGTTCTACCAGCGATAATATACACCAATTTAATCTATCAACGCCATATGATGTTAATACTATGACGTTTGCTTATACTAGATCTATACTATCGTTAATTACAGATTCATCTGATTTAAGGTTTAATAATGATGGTACAAAAATGTATGTTTTATCAGCATCTGAACAATTATACCAATTTGATCTAACCACTGCTTATGATTTATCCACAATAATTGTTGGGTATAGTGGAGTAGCTATTGGTAACCAAGATAGCACTCCATTAGATATCACATTTAGTTCAGATGGAACAAAATGTTATGCACTTGGTGACACAAATAATACAATTTATCAATATACATTAAATACGCCTTGGAATATTACATCTTTTGTATATGCAAGTAAATCATTATCTGTAGGCACCCAAGAAGCAACTCCACATGGATTGGCATTTAGTTCGGATGGAACTAAATGCTATGTTATAGGAACAACTAATAATACAATATATCAATATAATTTATCAACAGCTTGGGATATTAGTACTGGTTCGTATTCGTCTAAATCTTTTAGCGTTGCTGTACACGATACAGCATGTACTGGATTAACATTCAATGATTCTGGCACAAAAGTATTTGTATGCCAACAAACTTTAGATAGAATTTTAGAATATGAGTTATTGACGGCATGGGACATTAGCACTGCATATATCGGATACTTAAATATTGCTTCTCAAGAAAATGATGCTCGTGGAATTTGTTTTGATAATAGTGGCAAAAAATTGTTTGTAATAGGTGCTCAAAATAACAAAATTATTCAGTATGATCTCACAACTCCTTATTACCTAGCTACAGCAACATTTAATGCAAATAGTTTCTTTAATATTTCAGCATCTAGTGTTGGAATTTCTGATACAATATTATCAAATGTTTCTTTCAATGAAACTGGATCCAAATTATATGTTTATGGGGCTACAAATAATAGATTATACCAATTTAATGTTGCGTTCACTTGAATAAATAATTAATAATTAGGAATAGAAATGGCAAAGCCATCTACCAGAGAAGAATTTAAAGATTATTGTTTAAGAAGACTTGGTGCTCCCATCTTAGAAATTAATGTGGATCAAGATCAATTAGATGATATAGTAGATGACGCTATTCAATTTTTCCAAGAATATCATTACGATGGTATTGAATTGATGTATTTAAAACATCAAATTACAGAAGAAGAATATACAAGATTTAATGAATCTGATGATACATCAACTACACCAGAACCAGATTCTGCTTCTTGGTTAGATAGAAATAATTTTATTGAAGTTCCCGACCACGTTATTGGTATTACAAAAGTATTCGGAGTATCTTCAAACTGGATTCGTAACGATTTGTTTGGTTTAAGTAACCAGTATTTCCTGATGGATATTTTTTCATTCTCATCTGGATTTGCTTTTGGTAACTTTGATATGTCAAATTACTATATGATTCGGCAGTATTTTGAAACTCTTGATATGGTTGTTAATACTGGTGCTCTTGTTCAATTTAGGTTTAACAAACGTCAAGATCGTTTGTATATTGATATTGATAAGACAAGAATGAAACCTGGAAATTATTTATTGATTGAATGCCACAGAGCTTTAGATCCAGCAGATTGGTCTCAAGTTTATAATGATAGTTTTCTTAAAAGATATACTACTGCTTTAATTAAAAGACAGTGGGGACAAAATATGATTAAGTACAATAATATTCAACTTCCTGGTGGTATAACAATGAACGGAAGGCAGTTATGGGAAGACGGTGATAATGAAGTGAAAGATTTAGAATCAAGAATGATATCAGATTATTCTCTCCCACCAATAGACATGATAGGATAATCACATGGCAACTAGTCACTATTTTCCACAAAGATATGGCGGAAATAAATCAGAACAAAATTTAATTCAAGATTTAGTTGACGAACAAATAAAATTGTTTGGGTGTGATTTATATTATCTACCAAGAACTATTATAAAAGAAAATTCTTTAAGTGATGTAATTTATTCAAAGTTTGAAAAGCAATTTCAAATTGAAATGCTATTACAAAATGTAGAAGGATTTGGGAATGAAGCAGAATTTGTGTCAAAATTTGGCCTGAGAGTTACTGACGAAATAACTTTTATAGTTTCTAAAAGAAGATGGGAACTAGAAGGCGTTAGATTTGGAGTTCCTATTCGTCCTTTAGAAGGAGATTTATTATTTTTCCCATTAACAAAACAATTATACGAAATCAAATTTGTTCGTAATGAAACAGCATTTTATCAATTAGGAGAAATATATTTCTATACCATCGTAGCAGAAATTTATGAGTTCAGTAACGATAGTTTGGAAACTGGCGTTAGTGATATAGATGATATGGATTCATTACTAAGTAATTCTATTTCAATTATACTGAAGCCTGGCGGAACTGGATCATTTCTTCTTAAAGAAACTATTACTGGGGGAACTAGCGGAACTACAGCTAGAGTATCTTCTTGGAATCCTACTACAAGAAAATTAGTTGTTTATAAGAGAGATGGTAATTTTGCAGAGGATGAAACTATAACAGGAGCTGATGCCACATGGGAAATCCAGTCGTTTGATACATTAGATGATGTAAATACTAAATATTCTCAAAATAAATATATTGAAGAAGAAGCAGATGAAATATTAGATTTTACTGAAACAAATGCTTTTGGCGAATATGGCAATTTTATGGATAGTTTCTAATGTTAGGACCCCACTTTTACAATCAAGCAATACATAAAACAGTTGTAGGATTTGGAACTCTATTTAATAACATAGAGATACAAAAGAAAGATCCAACTTCTGGTGACATATTAGAAGCACAGAAAGTTCCTTTTGCTTATGGTCCTAGAAGTAAATTCTTAACAAGAATAGAACAAAATCCAGATCCATCACCAGGAAGACCATACGAAAACGTAATTCTTCCTAGAATGTATTTTGAAATGGTAAATATATCATATGATAATTCTAGGAAAACAAGTCCAATACAAAAATATAAAAGTGTAATTTCAAATAACGGCGAAGAAATTAAAGTTCAGTATGTTCCTATACCATATAATATAGAATTTGAACTTGGTATACTAGCAAAATCTCAAGATGATGGACTTCAAATACTTGAACAAATTATACCATACTTTCAGCCAAATTTCAACATAACAATAAATTTTATTCCTGATATGAGTGAGAAAAAAGATGTTCAGATTATTCTGAACACAATAAATTATGAAGATGATTGGGAAGGCACTTTTTTAAACAGAAGATTAATCACTTGGACGTTATCTTTCACCGCAAAGACATATGTATATGGTCCATTTAACCAAGCTTCTGTTATTAAAAAAGCTATTGTTTACGAATCTGCTTCAGAATTCCCATCAACTATTAGAAATTCTAGACTAACTTACACACCTAAAGCATTAACAGATAAAAATAATGATAACGTTATCAATAGTCAAGATGACCTATTATTAATTTCAACCGACGATTTTGGATTTAACGAAGAAATAGTTATATATGAATGAGTTTGAACAAAATATGACAGAAATATTTGACATTGCTCCTGCAGAATCAGAAGTAACTGATGCGAAATCTATCACTGTAAAAGCAGATGATCCAGAAAAAGATTACGAATATACACGAGGTCAATTATATGACCTCATAGAAAAGGGCCAGGAGGCCGTACAAGGGGCTTTAGAGGTTGCTCAGGAGTCTGGGCACCCTAGAGCTTACGAGGTCGCTGTGAACGCTATGAAGCAGGTCTCAGACATGACTGATAAATTAATTGATCTTCAAAAGAAGATGAAGGATCTTGATGCCCCAGTTAAAGGTAAAGGACCAACTACAGTTAACAACACTATGTTTATTGGTTCGACAGCAGATCTTCAAAAGATGATCAAAGATATGGGTAAAAAAGTGTCTGAGGATAAATAATCAATAAAGAAATAGTGCCATGAGAATTAAAATTTTAGGTGAAGCGGTAATTTTAAGTTCCGCTACCAAAACAAACGTAGGAAAATCTTCTGATGTATATCTTTATAATACTCATTCAGATTTAACTGGATCTGCTTCTACTAGAACTGTAGTACTTTATGAAAGTGATGGAACCACAGTTGTTGGTAGTTTTGCTCTTACAGTTGGTATTCCTCTTATTATTAATAAAGAGCCTGATCAACAACTTACTGTAGATAGTACCTCAAATGTAACCGCAACTAAAGTAGCATATTTAGGATAATGAGATTAAAAATTTTAGGCACAGAAATTGCATTGCCAATTACAGCTGAAACAGCTACTTCTGTTAATGGAGCAACAGAAGTTCGCTTAATTCATGATGAACAAGGCAATACCACGCATTTAATTACTATTACTGATGGGGCAGTAGTTCCAACGACAGTGGCTACATTTAGTATGCCTCCTGGACACGTTACAGTTATTAGAAAATTACCTTCCGAAAAAATTTATGCTTCAAATGACGACATAAGAGCAGTATCAGTTTCGTATATCTCATGAAAAAGAAAGTTCCTTCCGAAAAAGAAATCGCCAAAAAACATGACGTATCTGTTGATGCCATTATTAAACAGGCAGAAATAGGATCCACCGTAGAGCGTGAGCATGTCACTACACATGAAGAAGCATATGGTATTGCTCTTCAACATTTAGATGAATTTCCAGATTACTACAAGCACTTACTTAAAATGGAAAAAGAACTAAAAGCACAACACAAAAAGAAAAAAACTTTTAAAGAAATGAGAGAATCTTTGAATTGTCATTTATCAGAAAATCATATTGCTGTTGCTATGGGTAAAGAGATTGATGACGAAGGTAGTATGATCATGAGTCAACTTGATACAATCGATAATGCTGTACAACGTCTTCGTGGTGTGGTAAAAAATTCTGATATGCAACTTCCTGGTTGGGTACAGTCTAAAGTTACTCTTGCTTGTGATTACATAGACACTGTAGCAGATTATATGACTAGCAAAAATGAAGAAACAGAAAAAAAGTCTTTGGGTGAGTCAGCATGGACTCGCAAAGAAGGTAAGAATAAGAATGGTGGTCTTAATGAGAAAGGAAGAAAATCTTACGAGCGTGAGAATCCTGGAAGCGACCTTAAGGCACCTTCAAAGAAAGTTGGAAATCCCCGTAGGAAAAGTTTTTGTGCCAGAATGAAAGGTATGAAAGCAAAAGAAACTAGTGCAAAAACTGCACGAGATCCCAATTCTAGGATAAATAAGTCTCTTCGTGCTTGGAATTGCTGACACAAAACGATATCATTTGTTACTTGACAAACATTCGGCAACCTATATAATATCATTGCCGTATCATGGTAAGACAAATGGATACTAAAACCTGCCCTAAATGTGGGGCTTGCTGGATTGGTGGTCAACACTTTTGGTCTGGAACAAACAAAAAAGGAAATGAAACTGAATTGGCTAGTTTAGTTTGTGACAGATTTGGAGATGATACTTGCATTAATCCAGCACAAGGCACTACAAAAGGTGATGGGTGGGAAAAGAGATTAAATAGTATGGAAGAAATAGATAACGATATTAACCGAGCGAATGAGTACTGATCAAGTTTATTTGGGGAATCCACTGCTTAAAAAAGCAAACGTTCCCCACCAGTGGAGTAAAGATGAAATTAAAGAATATCTAAAATGTAAAGAAGATCCTGTATATTTTGCAATTAACTATGTAAAAATTGTTTCTGTTGATGAAGGTCTAGTTCCTTTTGAAATGTATGATTTTCAAAAGGACCTTGTTCGTAAATTCCACAATAATCGTTTCAACATAGCAAAACTACCAAGACAAACAGGTAAGTCCACTACTGTGGTTTCTTACCTGCTTCACTATGCATTGTTTAATGATAGTGCAAATATTGGTATTCTTGCAAACAAAGCATCAACTGCTCGTGACCTATTAGGAAGATTGCAGACAGCATACGAGAATCTTCCTAAGTGGTTACAACAAGGCGTCATATCTTGGAACAAAGGTTCTATGGAACTAGAGAACGGTTCTAAGATTATGGCAGCATCTACCTCAGCATCTGCTGTTCGAGGAATGTCATTCAATATTATTTTCTTGGACGAATTTGCTTTCGTTCCAAATCATATTGCTGACGACTTTTTCTCGTCTGTGTATCCTACTATTTCATCTGGTCAAAAAACAAAAGTTATTATTATTTCTACCCCATATGGTATGAACCACTTCTATAAGTTGTGGGTAGATGCTCAGAACAAAAGAAACAATTATATTTGGTCAGAAGTTCACTGGTCTGAAGTTCCTGGGCGTGATGCTAAGTGGAAAGAAGAAACAATCAAGAATACTTCCGAGCGTCAATTCACTCAGGAATTTGAATGCGAATTCTTGGGATCTGTTGATACTCTCATTTCTGCATCTAAATTAAGATCACTTGTATTTGATACGCCAATCAGTACAAATAAAGGTTTAGATATTTACGAGAAGCCAGTAGAAAAAGCAGAATATATTATTACCGCAGACGTTAGCCGAGGTATCGGTGGCGACTATTCAGCTTTTATTGTATTTGATATTACAACTCTTCCATATAAAATTGTTGCCAAGTATAGGAACAACGAGATCAAACCCATGTTGTTCCCAAATATCATTAATGATGTTGCAAGAGCATATAACAATGCATATGTTTTATGTGAAGTTAATGATGTTGGCGATCAGGTAGCATCTATTCTTAATTATGATTTAGAATATCCTAATGTATTGATGTGTTCCATGAGGGGTAGAGCAGGTCAGATTGTTGGTCAAGGATTCTCAGGAACTAAAACACAACTTGGCGTCAAGATGAGTATTACAGTTAAAAAAATTGGGTGCCAAAACCTTAAACAAATTATAGAAGATGATAAGTTAATGTTTAGGGATTATGATATTATCAATGAACTTACCACATTCATTCAGAAAAAACAATCATTTGAAGCTGATGAAGGATATCATGATGATTTGGTAATGTGTCTAGTTATATTTTCGTGGCTAGCAGTTCAAGATTATTTTAAAGAAATGACGGATAATGATGTTCGTCAAAGAATTTATGATGAACAAAAAAATCAAATTGAACAAGACATGTCTCCATTTGGATTTATCGTGACAGGATTAGAAGGAGATGATGGATTTGTGGACAATGGTTCTTTGTGGGAATATGGAGAAACTCAAGAAGATGTATCTTATATGTGGAACTACTAATGGATATAGAAGATCAATTTTCTTTAGAGCATTTAATATTTGTAGAAAGGCAGTGTAGAGTATGCGGAAAAGTAAAAGATCTTCTAAATGATTTTTATTTAACTAGAAAACATAAAAGACCGTTTCCATCAGCATATTCATACGAATGTAAGCAATGTTCTATAAAACGTATACTATCTAATAGAAAATCTATACACAAGCATTTGTGGGAATATCCTGACTGGTAACTGTTTACGCACTGTTTCCCCGTTTGAAAAAACCATTTTCATAAATAATTTTAGATTAATTTGGATATCTAAGAGGTAAAAACATGGCAAGTCAAGTCTCGCCTGGTATTGTTCTTAAGGAGCGTGATTTATCTAATGCTGTTGTTGTGGGAGCACAGCAAATTACGGCAGCAGTTGCTTCAACTTTTGCTAAGGGTCCTATCAATAAAATTGTCAATGTAAGTACAGAAAAAGAATTTCGTTCTGTATTTGGAGATCCAGCTTCAGCAAACGCAGAAGATTGGTTTGTTGCTGCAGAATATCTCAACTATGGCGGTAGATTAGCCGTAGTAAGAGCAGGAACAACAGTTCTAAATGCTACTAATGGAGATGAAGGAGTATTAGTAGAAACTCAAGAAGAATGGGAATCTGGTACTGGTAACGCTTATGGGTTTGTTGCTAGAACTGCAGGCACATGGGCAAACGATTATAAAGTTGCTGTTGTAGATAGAGGTGCTGATTATATTTTAACTTTACAAACCGCACCAGCAAATGCCCCAGAAGCTGGCGATACAGTTACTCTTAGTGATGGAACTACAGAAATTTCTGGAGTAGTTTTCTCTTGGACTTCTGCTACAAAAGAATTAGCAGTAATTTTAAATGGCCCAACCACAACTATAACTGCAGAAGATTGGGCATTCACATCAGAAGATGATAACATCACAATCACCGTAGCAAAAAATTGGTACTTAAATTCTAAAGTTTCTGGTACTAATGTATTTCTATCACAAATTGGTCCTAGACCAGGATCGTCACAATTTGCTTCTGATAGAGGAATCAAATATGATGAAGTTCACGTTGCCGTAATTGATGGCAACGATAATATTGTTGAAAGATTTTTATATCTATCAAAGATATCAAATGCAAAATCTCCCGAGGGAGCTTCAACATATTATAAAACTGCAGTTAACTTACAATCTGCATACGTGTTTGTTGGTGCTGGTCCAGCCATTACAGTAAAGCCACTTTCAACTATTGCTGGAGAAGCATGGGGTCAAAACTCATCTGCATTAGCTAGTGGAGATGCTTTTACATTATCTGGAAATTATAAAGCTGATTTCAATCATGGTTTGGATGATTATGCATACACAGTAACAGAAATTTCTGATGCGTATGATTTATTCTTGGACACAGAAGAAGTTAATATTGATTTTGTTCTAATGGGTGGATCAATGTCTACCGAAAATGATACAAAATCAAAAGCATCTAAAGTAATTTCAAT